AACACGAGCAAACAGACAAAAAAAGGGCCAGCCAATTGGCCAGCCCTTCTTAACAGGATGTCGCTTAAGCGAAATCTTAGTTAAGACGCTCCTATTAACACCCCACAGCGAACAAACACTTACCATATAAAACAACTAGTTAAAGTAATTTTTAATGCAGTGAATTGCAGTGTTATGCAACCTCTGCCGCCACATTGTCGCCAACATACAGCGATAACGGATTGAGGGTTACAGCTTGTTCAAGGTGGTCAGGAGCAAAGTGCGCATACTTCATTGTTTCTCGAATATTGGCATGTCCGAGAATTTTCTGCAGCACCAGTATATTCCCTCCGTTCATCATAAAATGCGCACCAAAAGTATGACGCAAAACGTGCGTCTTCTGCCCTTCCGTCAATTCAATATTCGTTAGTTTGAGCATCTTTTTAAACTCCTGATAGCAGGGTTTAAACATTCTGCCTTGACGTACGGACAACTCGTCGTACAGCCATTTAGGAATAGGAACTGTGCGATTCTTCTTACCTTTGGTTTTGGTGAACGTTAGTTTATATGGAGAAAGTTGAGGTCGGGTCAATCTCTCCGCTTCCCCCCATCGAGCGCCGGTTGCAAGGCACACCTTAACAATCATGGTGAGGTCTTCTTTGCCGTATTGCTCGCAGGCTCGAAACAGCTCCGGGAGCTGAGACAAAGTTAGCCAGGACATTTCTTTCTCAGCTTCTTTGAATACTCGGATCCCATCAAGTGGATTGGGTAGGCTCCACTCCCCTAACCGGCGGAGCTCATTAAACACTGCTTCTAGGTATTGTTGTTCGCGATTGACGGTTATAGGTTTGGCGATCCATTTCGAGGGGTCTTTATGATAACCATTGTCTATTTCACCACGTAATCGACGGTCACGATAATGAGCCCAGTCTTTCGCGGTAAGGCGAGATGCAATCGGGTCGCCAAGTCCATTACATACGATTTGAAGCTTTGCAAACCTCGACTTACTGGCGACTAACGCTTGACCGTGCAAATTGTGCCAAAGCTGAATAATCTCGCTTAAGCGTCGGCGGTCTTCTTTCTTGCCGAGCCACGGCTTATCTTCACTCTCGCTTTTGGTAAATGCTTCAAATGCCTCGGCCTCACCTTTGGTATTGAACTGCCGACGTATACGCCGCCCTTCTCGACCATTTGGATAGAGTTCACACAACCATTTTCCACTTTTTTGTTTACTTACAGTCATTGCGATACCGAGGCTAAAAGAAAATTAATTACAAAGGGCTGTAGCGGCATCAATCACCGGTGAAATTGAAATTTTAACGCCGTCATACTCAGGGTCATCCTTCCATACGTCATCTAAGTTAGACCCCTCCAGCTTTCCTGATTTAACAGCATCTACCGCCATGCCATTCAGAGGATATCTATCATCAGTTTTGATGTCATACACAAAAGCATAAGCACGGTTAACACATGATACCTTTGCCTTTTCAAAGGTTAGAGGCCACTTGTCACCATATGCAGCGCCGTCTATCTCTTTAAACTTCTCAGCGGCTATGGCTGAGGAAGAAAGTGCAATGCAGACTATCGCAAATATAAACTTTTTCATTACTGCTCCTTAAACATGCTTTTCCAAAGTAAAAATAACCGCACCTGATGGTGTGATATCTGAAATATTACATTCAAACTCAGCAGACTTATTTGATAACCTGACCTTTCCGCCTGGCAACCTGATTACGTCAAAAACATCGAGTGCGCCATCAATACCAATAAGCCAGCGACCATTTCCTATCTTCGAGTTAGAACTATCAACAAGCCAAGATGTGCTCACACCATCAATAAACACTAAATCATCAGTATTTGATGGAACCATAGATATATCAGGAGTCCAGCGTCCGATATCTTTGAGTTCGCCAGCCTCGAGGCGGCACTTTCTAATCGTTAAAGCATTTGCCGGTTCACCATCATTACTGTTACGCATCTGGCCTTTTCCGGTTGATAACCATTCTAACGATACGCCAGTATCAAGGGCGCAAGTGACAACCACGTCACCGGGGAAAAAATCGCGTCTAACCCAAGTGCTTATAGTGCCGGAAGATATACCTAATAAATCTCCAAGCTCTTTTTGCAGAGTAAAACCATACGCATCGAGAATCCGACGCAGAACCGCCCTCCCTCCATTTGCCATGATTTCATCATAGAGTTGCTTACCTTTAAGCTTAGTTTTCACCACTTCAAATCTTGCATTTGCAAGCTCACCATTAATTAGCCATCGCAGGTCAGCTCCAGTATCAAGAGCACACTCAACGAAAACGTTGCTAGGGATTACGTTTCTAGCAAGCCAGCTACTCACGTTGTTTGCATGTATGCCAAGCCTTTCGGCTAGTTCCTTTTGCTGCTTAAAGCCGTATGCAGAAAGGACACGTTCCAATGCGGCAGACGCATTAACATCATTTTTAGACATATGACACCAACAAGAATTTTGTTTACAACCAAAATTTAGCGATCTATATTGGTGCTCACCGACCAAGATGCACACCACTGCACTACATTTCAAACAACAGGAGATAATGCGATATGTCAGATGCAAAATCAATCTCGACGCACGACTCGCAAAACTCACAAAATCAAACTGTGCTGCTAGATCCAACACAGTTTGATGCCATCGTTACCGCCATGCTGCCAGCTCTACAGACAATGATTCGCTCCGCTATGTCAGACACGATGACTGTGAAAGACTTCGCCGCTACTCGCGGTGTTAGCGAGCGTCTGGTCTGGCAATGGCTCGATGAGGGAGTCCTTCTCAAAGCTCCGACCAAAGACTTTTCCAACAAAGAGGAAGCTGCTAAACGAAGCCGAACCCTCGTAAACGTAAAAGCATGGCGCGATAAGCTGACTCAACAAGCGATTGATTGTCGCTACATCGACCAGCGCACCGCTCTTAACTGAATTTGATTATGCAAGTTAGAGGGAATTTAACCATGTTTGATTTTCAGGTTTCCAAACATCCCCACTATGACGAAGCATGCCGCATTTTCGCACAGCGTCACAACATGGCGAAGCTGGCCGAGCGTGCAGGTATGAACGTTCAAACGTTACGTAACAAGCTCAACCCGGAACAGCCTCACCAGTTCACGCCGTCTGAATTGTGGCTGCTGACTGACCTGACCGAAGACTCAACCCTCATTGATGGTTTTTTAGCGCAGATTCACTGCCTACCATGCGTGCCGGTTAATGAGTTGGCTAAAGACAAATTGCAGTCTTATGTCATGCGCGCAATGCGTGAACTCGGCGAACTGGCGAGCGGCGCGGTATCTGATGAACGTCTGACCATTGCCCGTAAGCACAACATGATTGAAAGCGTTAACTCCGGCATTCGCATGTTGTCATTGTCGGCTCTGGCGCTGCATGCACGTCTGCAGACTAATCCAGCTATGTCGAGCGTGGTCGATACCATGAGCGGTATTGGCGCATCGTTTGGTCTGATTTGAGGTGCGTATGCTGAAAAGTGAACCGTCATTCGCATCTCTGCTCGTTAAGCAAAGCCCCGGCATGCACTACGGCCACGGCTGGATCGCAGGTAAGGACGGCAAGCGCTGGCACCCGAGCCACTCGCAGGCTGATTTACTGGCTGGCCTCTCTACTCAAAAGCGGGGGGGATCATGGCTATCGAAGCTGTTTCCGCGACTGTTCCGCTAAAAGCGGGTGAACGTCTGGCCGGTCTCAATCATGTTGCCGAATTGCGCGCGAGATATTGGGGCGATAGCTGGAAAGAGGTTGAACGTTTTGTCGATGATATGCGCGATAAACGTGATCCACAATTTGAAGAAAATAATCGGGCGCTGGCCGCTATTTTCTTTCTGGCAAAAATACCGGCGGCTCGTCATGAACTCGAATTAAGTGAGCTGACTACTGACGAGAAAAAGGCGCTTATTACAGCGATGAATCATTTTCGTGCAGTAGTGAGCTTATTTCCCAAACGGCTAACCATGCCGAATTAATCCAAACAGAAATTTAATGGCGTAAACCCGCCGGGCATCTTATTGCCCGAAATCAGGAGAGTTAATTATGCGTAATACCGAAATCAGTAGTTTTAACACTGATAGCGATGCGCTGGCCGTATTGCTGACCGATGCAAAAAAAGAAGAGCGTAAAGACCGCGCGCTCGCTGTTTCCATCCGCCTTGAGGCGCTGGCTATCCATATTACCAGAGAGGGAATGAGCGGCACCGAAGCTGCCGAACTGCTGCGCCGTGAAGCAACCCGCTTTGAGAATGAATCACAGGAGCTGCACTAATGGCCGACGCAATGGATTTAGCACAACTGCGCGAGCAGGAAGACCGCGAACGCCACATCAGCAACGCACGCACCCGTATCGCTGCACCTTCCCGTTTTCTTTGCGAGGAATGTGACGCACCAATCCCGGAAGCTCGCCGCATTGCGATTCCGGGCGTGGCTTTTTGCGTAACCTGCCAGCAAATCGCAGAGCTAAAAAACAAACACTATCGGGGGGTATAAATTGGCTGTTCAATTCGCTTATCCGTGGAACGTCCCACGGTCGGCAATCTCCAGCCCATACCTTACTTATGAGCAACAGCATCGCCGCGACCGTATGTTCGCGGCTTTGCTGCATGCAAAAAAGGTGCTTTCTCTCCAGCCCGACAGCGTGCGGTTAGATGTTTATCGCACTGCTGCGGTGCTGGAGCAAAATCAGGGTAGTCAACGAGCCAATGCATTTTTAATCAGCTTCTGCAAAAAGGCATTGCCGCGTCTTGAACTGGTCGCAAAAAAATACGAATGCGCTGGTATCAACAGCAAGGTATCAACCGCTGTTTTTGGAAGTCATTTTGATACTCAGCAAATGCAATATCTGTCGTCACGCATGGTTAATATGGTCGCCAGATATAACCGTCTCCCGGACATGTCGCGCGCTGATGTTGACCTGTTGGCCGCTGATATTGCTAATTTCATTCGTGGTGAACTTGCCAACATTAATGACCACGGATTCGGCGAGCTTAAAACGCTGTACACCTGGTATATTCGTGCTGGCTTTATTTCCCTCCAATTCAACGTTATCCCACCACATTGGGAGCGGGTTGAAAAAAAATATGTCGGTGCGGATGAAATCGCACCGGCTATCGCCAAAATGTTTAACGATGGGTGGTGGCGCGGTCGTTTGCGCCGTGTTGCAGCTACGTGGCGCGAACACCTGCAAATTGCAGTCGGCAACGTCAGTAAGAAAAAAAACACTTACGCGAGTAAAAACTGCGTGACTGACTGGCGTGAACAAAAGCGCCGCACTCGTGAATTTCTCAAAGGTCTGGATCTCGAAGACGAAGACGGCAACCGTATCAGCCTGATTGAAAAATATGATGGCTCAGTTGCTAACCCTGCGATTCGCCGCTGTGAGCTCATGACCCGCATTCGTGGGTTTGAAAACATCTGTAATGAGCTCGGTTATGTCGGTGAGTTTTACACTCTAACCGCGCCGTCAAAATATCACGCCACGACTAAAGCCGGTTACCGTAACAGCAAATGGAGCGGTGCCAGCCCGGCTGACACGCAAAACTATCTAACCGGTATCTGGGCGCGTATCCGTGCCAAACTACATCGGGAAGATGTCCGTATTTTCGGTATTCGTGTCGCCGAGCCCCATCACGACGGCACTCCACACTGGCACATGCTGATGTTCATGCTGCCGGAAGATGTTGAATATGTTCGCTCCATCGTCCGTAAATACGCATGGAAAGAAGACCGCCACGAACTGAAAAGCGATAAATCCAAAAAAGCACGTTTCCACGCCGAGTCCATTGACCCGGAGAAAGGCAGCGCAACCGGCTATGTTGCTAAATACATTTCAAAAAATATCGACGGTTATGCTCTCGATGGTGAAACCGATGATGAAAGCGGTGAGCTGCTGAAAGAGACAGCCCCCGCCGTTTCAGCATGGGCTGCGCGCTGGCACATCCGTCAGTTTCAGTTTATTGGTGGTGCGCCGGTGACGGTTTACCGTGAGTTGCGTCGCCTCGCTGATACCGAAACCGCGCACGGTCTGAGCGTTGAGTTTGCCGCCGTCCATGATGCCGCCGACGCTGGTGACTGGGCTGGTTATGTTAATGCTCAGGGTGGGCCGTTTGTCCGTCGCGATGATTTACAGGTGCGCACACTGTATGAACCGCGTACCGAGCTTAATCAGTACGGTGAGGAAACGGTATGTATTAAGGGGGTCTACGATTCCTCCATAGGTGCAGGAAGCCCGATTTTAACCCGGCTCACTCAGTGGAAGATTGTTCCGAAGCGTGCTGTTGATTTGGCCGTTGACCTTCAGGACGGCAAAGCCGTCCCTCGGAGTTCTGTCAATAACTGTACGGGAAGCGAAAGCGATCCACCGATACTGGATTTAACAAAACCACTGAGTCGGCGTGAAAGACGAGAATTGACCAACCGACTCAGGAAGCAAAAGCCAGCAGCACGGCGAAAATTCATCCACGGAACGGATGAGCAAAACGCAGCTATAGCTAAAACTATCGACGAGATACATCTGACAACCGGCATTAATATCAGCCGGGGCGAAGCCCTGCACCTGATGGCCGGTGGTAAAAGTTGTTTTGATGGGAAATGGCTACGCGGAACGGCCAAAGGAGAAATATTTTCCGCAGCACCATCGCATGAGGCTAAAGCTCGGAAAATCCTTAATCGTGTTGCGGCGATGGCTGAAGCATCAAAACCAAGACATGAGTAATTCATATCCATATCATGCACATACAGCAATCGCTCTATTCATTTTTTTTCTTCCCATCTTTTGCCAATACGTGCTACTGTATAAATATACAGTAACCCTATGGGAGGGATTTCATGGTTGGCGAACATTTCAGCCGAACGCAGCAAAAGTGGGCTTGTGTGCAATTTATTGCCGAGGTATCTCTGATTGCAAACTGCAAGCCATCAGACTTAAAGCTCGCGCTCACTCTCATTGCAGACCTAGCAAACAGCGAAAATAACGAAACCGAAGATGATAATTTTTATAAGGCTGATTAGATTATGAGAATCAATATCACGTTGGATAAAGAGCAAAAAATTAGTCAGACAACGTTGGATGCACTTGAGGCTGAGCTGTACCGCAATCTTCAACCTATTTACCCAAAGACTGCTATCCGCATTCGTAAGGGCTCAGCTAATGGCGTTGAGCTAAGCGGTTTGAAACTGGACGAAGATAAAAAACGAGTGATGGAAATCATGCAGCAGGTATGGGAGGACGATAGCTGGCTGCATTAACAAACGCCGTCGGTGCTGAATCTTGCTTTCAGTGCTGACGGGGTTGAACCACTGGCTCCGCGAGACGTTAGTTCTACCTTTCAAACTTTCTCGATGTTTTATTGGTTACACACCGGTGAATAATGGGACGTTACCTTAGAGGATTTTATAGTGGCGCTTTGACAGCACTGAATAAAATTCATTGAGGGCGATAATATGCATCGACTACCGGGCGAAATTCCGCAGCACAAAACTAAAAGCATAAAACTGATGGCTATCGTTCATCGCTTGCAGACGATAATGGTCAATGAGAATCTGACGCCAGCAGAATTAGTCGGGTGTGCAGAAGTGGTCAGAGATAACTACGGCAAGCTGGACGATATCAGCAGACCGACACATTACGCACCGCCACCACATCGACCATAGATAACGCCGCCGGAGCTGAAACTCGCTTTCAGGTCTGGCGGGGTTGAACAACGAGCTACGCGAGGCGTTAGCTGGTCATAGCGTCGCAAATGCTTTAGCCGTCTGCTGGTTAAATAATTCGAGGTTTTTGGACATGCAAAATCCCCTTTCATCGAAAAAAGACCCGTTTGCCGATTGGGCAAAGAATCTGACTTTAATGGCTTTAAATAACGACCTGAGCTCTCGCGAGGTGGAAAGCTACACCGCAAAAATGGTCGGGCAGGCCAGTAAAGATGAGCTTTCAGTCGTTATCAAACACCTATTAAATCACATCAGAATGCGCAAATAAGAGGAGCTATATAATATGTTATCTCTCGTTTATGAAAATCCGTGGACGACGGTTTTTCTGCTGATTGTTGCCAGTTGTTGTCTCAACAGTATTATTGGCGCATTGCGCAACAAGTGACCTCAATAAATCTGATTCAAATCGGCACCAAAAATGCCGGTTTTTTTATGCCATTTTTCCGCGAATTTCCCGTTTTTTAGCTATGCATGCAACAGGTGCATGGTTTTGCATGCGTCAGGCTTGCCCGTTCAGGCCGTACGCCACCAGAGCTGGCGCGGAACCAGAGTGGTCATGCAACTGCATTAAAACCGCCCCATAAAGCGGGCAGGCGTGGCGGGGAAAGCATTGCGCGCAGCACACACTTGCAATTTGATATTTTTGGTGTAAAAAATCGGTGTCAATGAGTAGAAGATGAAAAAATAATAACCAAAGGTTACTAAATCAAGGATGTGCCGATGAAAGTTAGCTATGACGTTGTCATCAAAAGTGGTGATCAAGAAGTTGATATGGAGTATGGCCTTGATACCCTCTCTGGAACGGCTGAGGTGACATGCATACTAGCAGAGGCAATACTCAGAAAAAAAATTATTAAGCGCCGCACTCATGTTAACCCTGCGCGAGCGGTTCTCAAACAAAGCTTTAAAAGTTCTTATGGTCAAAACTTCGACTTGATTGTTAATGAGCCGGAATTAGCTGCCGAATTAAAAAAAATGACCCGTTCTGTGTTCTCGGAAGTCATGGGGTATTTTATTTCTGAATCTCTATATCTGGAAACTAAGGAGCTATCTCCAAAAGCTGCAGGAATTATTGAGGAGCTTGAGGAAATTGAAGATGAACTTATTGATCGTATCAGACAACCTTTGGTAAGGATGCATAGGATAAATCTTCAAAAAAACTTTGATGTTGAACTTAACTATAAAAAACCTGCTGGCAAACAAAGAATAGCAAAGTTAGACACAATGACTGCTACAAACTTGACACAATCAAAAATAATGCCCGGTCAAGTTAATATTAACGCAGTTATTACTCGATTTAATGCGAGAACTGGAAATGGTAGGTTAGTTATCGAAGGTGAAGATGATACAGTAGCCTTTGGTTTTTACATGCCTTTAAAGGCTATACCCGCCGCTCAAAAAAGATTGGTCTCATTAAATTTACACAATAATAATGGCAGGCAAGATAACTACACATATCTAAAACTTACTGTTAGTAAAGTTGTAGTAAAAAGTGGTGATGTGGTGAAATATCTAATCCGTATGGTTGAAACTGTATGAGAAAGGTGTTGCTGTCTTCGGCTGGCGTGATTGTAGCTGTGTGCGCCTTGTATTACTTCAACTTCGGAGTAAACGGACATTTATCCAGCAAGACTGATGTTTGGGCGCAGTTTGGTGATTATTTGGGTGGTGTCGTCAACCCTATACTTTCATTTATTACAATTTACCTCCTTATAAATTCAATAAAACTTCAAAGGGAGGCTAATTCCAGCCTGATCGATGAAGTAAAAAGGCAAGAATCTTTAGAAGAGTATAAAAAATTTGAAGTGAGATTTTTCCATTTGGTTGAATGTCAGGATTCTAACTTTGAAAGGTTTTGTGTTCAAGTTGGTGATGTTGATGGACAAACTGACGGGGTGGTCGAAGAATTTACAAGTGGTGCAGCCGTAACTTATCTTGAAGATAATATTGTAATTTTAGTTAAAGCCAAGGTAAAAAAAGAGGTAATAACAACGTGGTTAAGTGAAGTGGATGCTAATGATTGCATTTTTTCAGTGGTGCGTCGCTTTTATTTGATTGTGAAGTTGATAGATAATTGCGGGGTTGAACGGGAAGATTATTATGAAACATTAGTTAACTTAACTGACATAAAAATAATATCTTTAGTTGCAATGGCTTGTACATACTACGAGTGGGATATCGTAAAGTATATCCATGACAGTAAAATACTTGAACGAGATGGAGTTAAAGAGTTTGTTTCGCAAATATCCACTCACGATTGAGAGCCGCCATGCTGGCGGCTAGAGTGGTGATTATTCCGGGTTATCGAGGGTGTACTCTTTGAACCTGATGACCTCCATGCCGAGCCAGTCGTTTACCTCCCTGAACCTGTCCTGTAGCGGCGACAGCTCATTGCGCACAAATACCTTTGCCACCTTCTCAACGTCACCGAGTGAACCGATATTCTCGGGCTTGCCGCCCATGAGCTGGAACGGCACGCGGTGCGCGTCCATCAGGTCGGCGGCGCTGGCTTTCTTAATGTTGAAAAAGTCATCCTTTGTGGCGACCTCGCTCAGTGGCACGATTTTGATGCCGTCCGGTTTTCCGCCGGGGGCGTAGAAAAACAGGTTCTTAAAGTTGCCGAGTCCCTTCGAGTTACGCATCGCCTCGCGCAGCGATTCGACGTCGGTCGCACTTTGCGCCGGGTCAGTCACATACATGATGTAGCCTGCGTGCGCGCCGTTCTGATAATACTTGCGGCGGAACAGCGTCGCGGATTCATTCAGCCAAGCGGAATTAAGCGCGCTGAGATATTCCGGCAAACCGTAAATCTCCTGATTAATGTCGGGCTCCAGCAGGTGAAACACGGTATCAGGCGCGAACTCGTGCGGCTGGGTGAAGTTTTCCACAAACCAGAAAATCGAATCGTCGACTCCGCGTCGGGTGTATTTGGCTGGCGAGGCCAGCAGTTTGATTAACTGGCCGGTGACGCTGTGGCGCTGCTCAAGAAAGGCGTTACCGAACACCAGATAATCGAGCGCAAAGCGGCTGAAATCCTGACGGGATAACAACGGGTGCGGAATGTAGGTGCTCGCGAGCACGTTACGCTTAACATAAATTGGCGAGCTGTGATGCACGGCAGAGCGCAGGCTCTTTGCCAGCCCTGAGAAGCTGACCGGCGGCTCGTACCATTTGCCGTTACTGATGCATTCGACGTAATCCAGAATGTCGCGCTTATCGAGTACCGGCACCGGCTCGCCGAAGGTGAACGCTGTCGTTTTTGGCGGTGCGCTGGCGGTCAGTTGTTGTGGTTTGCTGGCCTTTTGTGCGTTGGCTTTACGGGATTTTTGTTTACCCATTTTAGTTGAACTCCAGAATAGATTTAGGCTGCATGCCGCTACCGGCAGAAAGCGGTTCGTTTAACAGGGCGTGCATGGTCGCCCATGCGATATCGGCGTGGCTGGCTTCCTCGGTGCGGCTGGCCTCATAGGTGGCGCTGCGCCCGCTGCTAGTCATGGTTTTGCGGATGGACATAAACGACTGCGTGACGTCGGTTGCTCCGGCGTCGTACTCCAGACAGCCACGGCGAATGGTGTCTTTCGCCTTGAGTACCATTGCGGTTTTCATTTCAGGTGTGTAACGGATGCCGCGTGCCGCCGGGTAAAATGAGCGCACCAGCTGGAACACGCCGAGACCGAGGCCGGTTGCGTCAATGCCGATGTATTCAACGTTGTATTTCTCGGTCAGCTTGCGGATGCCCTCTGCCTGTGCTGCAAAATCCATGCCCTTCCACTGGTGGCGCTCCAGCATGCGGAACTTGCCACCAGAGACCACCGGCGGCGCGAGCACGACGCACCCGGCACTGTCGCCGGTGTGTGACGGGTCGTAGCCAATCCAGACAGGACGAGAACCGAACGGATGGTCGGCGAACGGGGCAAAGTCCTCCCATTCCTCCATCACATCGACCATGCAGCGCTGCAGCTCCTCGAACGGGAATACCGACGCTTTATCGTCGACAAACTCGCACATAAACAGGTTCTTAAAGTCCTCATCACTGTTTTCGCGTTTGAGCTGGTCGAGGTCGAACAGGGTGCAGCCACCCGCAAGGGCGTCCTCAATGGTAACAATCTGCCGCCACTGGCCATCGTCGCAGAGCTGGCCACCGGCGAGCGCGCTGTGACTGATGTCGATTTCGATGCGGTCGGCAATCCGGCTGCGCCCCTTGTTGAACAGCTCGCCAGACCAGAAGGGGTAAGCGCCGTGCGCCAGCGTGGAAGGTGTCGAAAAATAGGTCGAGCGCAGGTGCTTTTGCGAGGCCATGCCCGAGGCGACTTTGCGCAGTTTCTGAAAATTCGGGATCCAGAATATTTCATCGACATACAGATCGCCGTTATGGCTCTGCGCGGTGTTGGAATTGGTACCGAGAAAAATCAGTTTTGCGCCGTTGTTACCGATGACAATCGGGTCGCCAGTCAGGTCAACGTCGACCAGTCGCGCAAACTGGATGATGTATTCGCGGAACACGTAAGCCTGCGTTTTACTGGCTGATAAAAATATCTGGTTATGGCCGGTTTTGAGTGCGCGCAGCAGTGCCTCGCGGGAGAAATAGAATGTCGCGCCAATCTGGCGGGATTTGAGAATGTCACGAATACGGTGCTCCAGTCCTGCGCGGTACCACTGCAACTGGTACTCGAAAGACTGATCGAAAAATAATTCCTCTAGTTTATCGATAGCCTCGTCGCTGAAAAAATTCTTTTTCGGCTTTTTGCGCTCCCCTTTGTTGCGGTTGGCGACGTTGGGGTTAAGGTCGGCTTCGTTGCCGGTCTGGCTGTAGCGGTTGACTCGCGCCAACCGTTCAATCTGCCGTCCGAGCAGGTCAATCTCTTTGAAATCACCCCCTGTCTTTTGCGGCTTGGCGATGAGCTGAATCAGCCTGGCCTCAAGGCTGCTTTCAACGCGGGAAATCGGCGCGATGCCGTCCCAGCCGTCGCGCTGCTTCCAGCTCTGCACGGTCGGGCGCTTGACCTGCAGCATTTCGGCAATCTGTGGCACGGAAAAACCCTGCCAGTAAAGCAGCGATGCCTGCCGTCGCGGGTCATGCAACAAGGTTGTATCTGTGGAAATGGTCATTGATGCCTCGCCGTAGTGGATTCAGGGCAAGGCTACTTAATGGCCGTCAGTGATTCGCTAAGGTGCTGTTGTGTGGGTGGTTGTCCAGTCGTCATTGGTGGTCTGGCGTGTCCTGAGTCTGGAAACTGGCGGTGACCAGTAACCTTAACCTCAGGACTCCTGACAATGGCAAAAAAAGTCTCAAAATTCTTTCGCATCGGCGTCGAGGGTGACACCTGCGACGGCCGCATTATCAGCGGCAACGATATTCAGGAAATGGCCGAATCGTTTGACCCTCGCGTCTACGGTTGCCGCATTAACCTTGAGCATATTCGCGGTCTCTTTCCAGATGGCGACTTCAAACGCTTAGGCGATGTGGTTGAACTGAAAGCTGAAATAATTGACGACGATTCTGCGCTTAACGGCAAATGGGCGTTGTTCGCCAGAATCACCCCAACCGACGACCTGATTGCGATGAATAAAAAATTGCAGAAGGTCTACACCTCAATGGAAATTCAGCCGAATTTTGCCAATACCGGCAAATGCTACCTCGTCGGCCTTGCTGTCACCGATGACCCGGCGAGCCTCGGCACTGAATACCTCGAATTCTGCCGCAACGCGAAGCACAACCCACTGCAGCGCTTTAAGGCCAACCCTGAAAACGTCTTTTCCGCTGCCACTCTGGCCGAGCTGGAGTTTGAAGACGTTCCCGACACGGTGCTCAACAGCCTGGCCGATAAGGTGAAAGCCATTTTCAGCCGTAAGCAGGTCAGCGACGATGCGCGCCTGAATGATGTGCATGAAGCGGTGACCACCGTCAGCGAACATGTGCAAACCAACCTGACAAAACAGGACGAGCGCCTTTCCGCTATGGAAACCGCGTTTGCCACTTTCAAACAGGAACTGACCGGCAAGGTTGAAGAAACCAGCCAGGCATTTTCCGACCTGAAAACCACCCTCGATAAAACCGAAAGTTTCAGCCAGCCGCGACGCACGAAAGCCAGCGGCGGTGGTGGCGATGAGCTGCTGACCGACTGCTGATAAACCGCAGACCAGAAACCGGGCGGCATCCCCGCCCGATGCAGTGACTAACCGATAAATTCAAACAGGAAATACTATGCGCCCGGATACCCGTTTTAAGTTCAATGCCTATCTGACCCGCGTCGCTGAGCTGAACGGCATCAGCACTGATGACGTCAGTAAAAAATTCACCGTCGAGCCGTCCGTAACGCAAACACTGATGAACAAAGTGCAGGAGTCATCCGCGTTTCTGCAGACGATTAATATTCTGCCGGTCGCAGAAATGAAGGGTGAGAAAATCGGCGTCGGTGTGACCGGTACTATCGCCAGCACGACCGACACCTCGGGCGATGATGAGCGTAAGACCGCCGACTTCACCGCGCTTGAGTCCAACAAGTACGAGTGCGACCAAATTAATTTTGACTTCCATCTGAAATATAAAACCCTCGACCTGTGGGCGCGTTTTCAGGACTTCCAGCGCCGCATCCGCGACGCCATTGTCAAACGTCAGGCACTGGATTTCATCATGGCCGGTTTTAACGGTACAACCCGCGCCGCCACCTCTGACCGCACCAAAAATCCGATGCTGCAGGATGTGGCCGTCGGCTGGCTGCAGAAATACCGCAATGAAGCCCCGACGCGCGTGATGAGCAACATCACCGACGCTGACGGTAAGGTCGTTTCAGCAGTGATTCGTGTAGGTCGAAACGGCGACTATGAGAACCTCGACGCGCTGGTGATGGACGCCACCAACAACCTGATTGACGAGGTTTATCAGGATGACCCGAAACTCGTTGCCATCGTTGGCCGTAAGCTGCTGGCCGACAAATATTTCCCGCTGGTGAACAAGCCGCAGGAAAACAGCGAGGCGCTTGCGGCAGATATCATCATCAGCCAGAAGCGAATCGGCAACCTGCCTGCTGTGCGTGTGCCGTACTTCCCGGCGAATGCCGTGTTAGTGACCACGCTGGAAAACCTCTCTATCTATTTCATGGATGAGAGTCACCGCCGCAGCATTGATGAAAACCCGAAAAAAGACCGCGTTGAAAACTACGAGTCGATGAATATCGACTATGTGGTCGAGGCGTATGCCGCCGGGTGCCTGCTGGAAAACATCACCCTGGGCGATTTCACCGCACCTGCAGCACCGGAAAGCGGAGCCTAAACCATGACGAGCCCCGCACAGCGTCACATGATGCGGGTCTCGGCCTCTCAAGCCGCGCAGCGGGAGCAAGCCCCGCTGCGCCATGCAACCGCCTATGAGCAGATGCTGGTTAAGCTGGCCGATGACCGCCGCACGTTAAAAAACATCCGTTCAAACGAACGTAAAGCCGAGAAAAAGCGCGAGCTGCTGCCGTTCTATGCGCCGTGGGTCGCCGGTGTGCTGGCTGATGGCCGTGGTGCGCAGGATGACATTGTCATGACCGTCATGCTGTGGCGTCTCGATGCCGGTGATATCGCTGGCGCGCTGGAAATTGCCCCGTACGCGCTGAAATACGGCCTCACCTCTGACCACCGCCGCACAACACCTTACATGCTGGTTGAGGAAGTGGCGCTTGCTGCGCAGCGCCTGCGCGATGCCGGTGAGTCTGTCGACCTTTCCTGGCTGCAGACCACTATCGACCTGACCGACGGCGCTGACGTTCCCGATATGGTGCGCGCCCGTCTGCATAAGGTGACAGGCCTGACCCTGCGTGATGCCGGTATGAATGCAGAGGCGCTGGCGCAGTTTCAGCGCGCGATGCAGCTCGACCGCAATGCCGGTGTGCGCAAGGAGATTGAGCGACTGGAACGGGCATTGAAGCCAAAGCCAGAGGCCGCGCCCCGTAAAACGACTAAACCGCGCACGCGCAAACCTGCCAACAAACCGGCGGCAAAGCGCGGGCGTCCACCAAAGGCGGTAAAAACCGCCGGTTAACTGAACGCTCCCCGAGCCGGGCGGCACGCCGGTCAAAGCAGGTTTTGACCCTGACGGCGACCGGCGTCCACCGCCCAACCTAATGAGGTTGTCATGACGACAGTAATACTGAATCAGCCCGACGAACCGCAGGACGTACCGGGCGTGGTGATTCCCGCACCGGAGACGGGCGACGCAGTGATTAAAAACACGTTCTTTTTCCCTGATGTGGATCCGAAGCGGGTGCGCGAACTGATGCGCCTTGAGCAGACGGTTTCCGATGCGCGCCTGCGCAACGCCATCAAGACCGGCATGGCGGAAACCAATGCGGAGCTTTACGACTACCGGCTGCGCCAGATTGCCGCAGGGTTTAAGACACTGGCCGACGTGCCTGACGCCGAGGAAATCGACGGCGAGAATGTGCGCGTTTTCCACTACCTCAGCGCCGTGACGGCGATGGCGACCGCCACCCTGTATGAGCGTTATCGCGGGGTTGAGGCCACGGGCAAGGGTGACAAAAAAGCCGACAGCGTCGAAACCACCATTGATGACCTGTGGCGGGATATGCGCTGGTCGGTCTCGCGTCTGCAGGACAAGCCGCGCTGCATCGTGGGTCAGCTCTGATGAAAGTCTACGCGATGCAGGGCGACACCCTCGACGCGCTTTGCGCCCGGTATTACGGGCGCACTGAGGGCGTGGTCGAGACGGTGCTACAGGCTAATCCCGGTCTGTCTGAGCTGGGCGTCATTCTGCCGCATGGCACGGCGATTGACCTGCCCGACGTGGCATCGTCACCCGTAACAGAAACTATCAACCTTTGGGAGTAAACCATGACAGAAGGGGAAAAAGGCGTCCTGTCACTGTTTGTGATTGGCGTGATGATTGTTGTCGGAAAAGTGCTGGCGGGTGGTGAGCCCATTACCCCGCGCCTGTTTATCGGCCGCATGCTGCTCGGCGGTTTTGTTTCAATGGTCGCCGGTGTTGTTCTGGTGCAGTTTCCAGATATGTCACTGCCTGCCGTTTGTGGGATTGGATCCATGCTCGGCATTGCAGGTTATCAGGTGGTGGAAATCGCCATTCAGCGCCGCTTTAAGTCACAACAGGGGGATAGCGATGCCGATCATTAATACTCACCAGAATATCGCCGCATTTCTGGACATGCTGGCCTATTCCGAAGGGACGGCGACGCATCCGCTGACGAAAAATCGTGGTTACGACGTCATTGTCACTGGCCTTGATGGCAAGCCGGAAATTTTCACCGACTACACCGACCACCCTTTCGCACATGGCAGACCAGCGAAAGTGTTTAATCGACGCGGCGAAAAATCCACGGCATCAGGGCGTTACCAGCAGCTTTATCTCTACTGGCCGCATTATCAGAAACAACTCGCATTGCCTGATTTCAGCCCGTTGTCGCAGGACAAACTTGCGATTCAGTTAATCCGCGAACGCGGTGCCATTGAGGATATTAAGGCGGGGCGTATTGAGCGGGCAATTTCACGGTGCCGCAATATCTGGGCGTCGTTACCGGGTGCCGGTTACGGCCAACGTGAGCACAGCCTCGACAAACTGGTCACCGTATGGCGCACCGCTGGCGGGGTAATGGAATGAAAATCCTGATTACACTTCTGGTGCTGACTGTGCTCGGGATGTTGTGGTTGTGCCATGAGAACGGCAATTTATCCCGCTCCTTTGAGACAGCAAACCGCGTCGCGAGCGAACAAAAGACGACGATTGGCATGCTGAAAAATCAGCTCAGTGTTGCCGGTCAGCTTGCCAGACGTAATGAATCTGCGCAGGTGGCACTGCGTGAACAGCTCGCAAAGGCCAGCGAGGAAGCCAGCCGCCGCGAGCAATCAATAACGAGGTTACTTAATGAAAATGAAGCCTTTCGCCGCTGGTATAACGCTGCTTTACCTGATGTTGTGCGTCGGTTGCACATCCGCACCGCCTGCGCCAGCGCCGGTGATTGTGGTCAACGGATGCCCGAGAGTGAGCCTTTGCCCGATGCCGGGAAGTGACCCGAAAACCAATGGTGACCTGAGCGCAGATATCCGCCGCCTTGAGGGCGCGCTGATCGCCTGCGCGCTGCAGGTCAAAACCGTCAAACACTGTCAGGATGAACTCGATGCAGAAGCACAAAAGCCTGCGCAAAGCGCTGATTAACGCCGTGCCGCAGCTCCGAAACAACCCCGATATGCTGCGCCTTTTTGCCGACAACGGCCATACCGATTCCAGACTGGCGAGCTCGCTGTCGTTTGAAAAGGTGTACGTGCTTAACGTGGTGGTGACCGACTTCACCGGTGACCTTGATTTGATATTCGTGCCAGTGCAGGCGTGGCTGCGTGAACATCAGCCGGACATTATGACCACCGACGACGGGCGGGAAAAAGGATTCACCTGGATTATTGATATCAATAACGACGATTCGCTCGATATCAGTATCAGCCTGAGGCTCACCGAGCGCACGCTCGTCAAAGAGGTCGACGGCGCGCTGCATGTCAGCTATGCCCCTGAGCCGCCGCTGCCTGAGCCGGTGACGCGCCCGGTCGAGCTGTACGTTAACGGCGAACTGGTGAGTAAGTGGGATGAGTGAGTTAACCGCACTGCAGGAACGCCTTGCCGGTCTGATTGCCAGCCTGTCACCGGCGGCGCGTCGGCAAATGGCGGCTGAGATTGCGAAAAAGCTGCGTACCAGTCAGCAACAGCGTATCAAGCGCCAGCAGGCACCAGACGGCACCCCGTATGCGGCACGAAAGCGCCAGCCGGTGAAGAGCAAGAAAGGTCGGATTAAACGTGAAATGTTCGCCAAACTGCGCACCAGTCGCTTTATGAAAGCCAAAGGCAGCGACAGTGCGGCGGTGGTGGAGTTTACCAGCAAGGTGCAGCGCATGGCGCGGGTGCATCAGTACGGGCTCAAAGACAGACCAAACCGCAACAGCCGGGATGTGCAGTACGAGGCGCGCCCGTTACTCGGTTTCACCCGCGACGATGAGCAGATGATTGAAGACGTCATTATCAGGCATCTCGGCAAATAAATATTGTGTGAACCACCACCGGAGCCGCGCGAATTGGCGCGACTCCAGACCAGAGGCATCCTTGCACTATGAATACGTTATCCACGATACAGGAGCTCGCGCGTGCGATTCGCAACCTCATCCGCTCAGGTGTGGTGACTGAGGTTGATACCGTGCAGGGGCTGTGCCGCGTACAAAGCGGCGGGATCCAGACTACATGGCTGAACTGGCTGACCACCCGCGCCGGTCGTTCGCGGACGTGGTGGGCTCCCTCGGTCGGTGAGCAGGTTCTGCTGCTGGCAATCGGTGGCGAACTTGATACCGCTTTCGTGCTGCCGGGTATTTTCTCCGACGATAACCCCGCCCCGTCTGCCTCGGCGGATGCGTGGCATGTGGCTTTCCCTGATGGTGCGGTCATTGAGTACGAGCCCGAGACCGGCGCGCTGACGGTCAGCGGTATCAAAACGGCCGACGTGACGGCATCGGAGTCCATCACTGCAACCGTACCGCTGGTACTGGTGAAAGCCTCGACCAGTATCACCCTCGACACCCCGGAGGTGATTTGCACCAATAAGCTGACGACAGCGACGCTTGAGGTACAAAAAGGCGGCAAGATGAGCGGCAATATCGAACATACCGGCGGGTCACTGTCGTCTAATGGCAAGGTACTCCACACCCATAAACACCCGGGGGACAGCGGCGGGCAAACGGGGACACCGTTATGACGGCGCGCTATCAGGGTATGAACCGAAATACCGGCCTCGGCATCAGCGATACCGAGCATATCAGCCAGAGCATGCGCGATATTCTGCTGACGCCGGTCGGTTCGCGGGTAATGCGTCGAGAATATGGCTCGCTTCTGTCGGCGCTGATTGATATGCCGCAAAACCCGGCGCTCAGGCTGCAAATTATGGTGGCGTGCTATTCGGCTATCCAGAAGTGGGAACCGCGCATCAGGCTTACCACCATCAGCTTTGAGACCGGCGACGCTGGCGAAATGTATGTCGATATTACCGGGATGCGTACCGATACCGGTGCGTCAGTTTCAACCACTGTTTCACTGAGTTAAATCACTATGGCAACCGTTGACCTGAGTCAGTTACCCGTTCCCGATGTGGTTGAGGAACTGGACTATGAAACCATCCTTGCGGAACGCAAAGCGATACTGATTTCGCTCTATCCCGAAGACCAGCAGGAGGCCATTGCCCGGACGCTCGCACTTGAGTCAGAGCCGATTGTTAAGCTGCTGCAGGAAAACGCCTACCGTGAAATTATCTGGCGTCAGCGGGTGAACGAAGCCGCGCAGGCGGTAACGCTGGCCTATTCTGCCGGTAACGACCTCGACGTCGTGGCCGGGAACAACAATACCGAGCGCCTGACCATCACCCCGGCGGATGACACTACCATCCCGCCGACGCCTGCCGTTATGGAATCAGATACTGACCTGCGACTGCGCACGCAACAAGCGTTTGAGGGCTTGAGTGTGGCGGGGCCGGTCGGAGCATATGAGTATCATGGTCGCAGTGCCGACGGGCGGGTCGCTGACGTTTCGGTCGCCAGTCCGTCGCCAGCCTGCGTGACGATTACTGTGCTATCACGTGAGGGCGACGGCACCGCCAGCCCTGATTTACTGGCGATTGTTGATAAAGCGCTGAATGCCGAAGATGTGCGCCCGGTGGCTGACCGGGTGACCGTCCAGTCAGCCGAGATTGTGCCGTACCAGATTGACGCGACGCTCTACGTTTACCCCGGCCCCGAGTCTGAGCCCATCAGGCAGGCATCAGAACAAAAGCTGCAGAGTTACATCAGCGCGCAGCACCGCCTCGGGCGTGATATCCGTCTGTCGGCCATTTACGCGGCGCTGCATGTTGAGGGGGTGCAGCGTGTCGAACTGGCATCACCGCAGGCCGACATTGTGCTGAGTAAGTCGCAGGCGTCGAATTGTACTGAGTACCAGATAACTATCGGGGGCTCGGATGAGTGACCGGCTATTACCCGTTGGCTCGTCGCCGCTGGAGGTTGCCGCCGCTGCCGCGCTCTCTGAGATTCAGCGTGTGCCGGTACCGCTGCGCACTCTGTGGAACTGGCGCACCTGCCCGGTAAAACTGCTGCCGTATCTGGCGTGGGCGCTGTCGGTCGACAGGTGGGATGAGAAATGGCCGGAGGCGACAAAGCGTAGCGTCTGCGCGTCCTCGTTTTTCGTCCATCAGCACAAAGGCACCATCAGCGCATTGCGTCGGGTGGTTGAGCCGCTCGGCTTTCTGATTGAAGTGCGCGAGTGGTGGCAGCTCAACGAGGAGCCAGGCACATTCCGCCTCGTTGTCGGCGTGCTCGATAGCGGCATTACTGACGAAATGTATCAGGAACTTGAGCGCCTGATTGAAGACGCCAAACCGGCAAGTCGCCACCTGACCGGGCTGGCTATCAGTCTGAGCTCGACCGGCGAACTGTATGTCGGCGCGGGATGCTATCACGGCGACGCGCTGACTGTTTACCCCTACACCCCCGAGGAGATTGTCGTCGGCGGTGAATATTACCCGGCCTCGGCCATCCATTTGATTGATAACCTGAGAGTGAACGCATGACCGCAAAATATTTTGCCATTCTGACCAATCAGGGCGCGGCGCGGCTGGCGAACGCGGCGGCACTCGGTACCAAACTCAACCTGACGCAGATGGCCGTCGGTGATGCGAATGGTACGTTGCCGACCCCTGACCCGGCGCAGACGAAGCTCATTAACCAGAAACGCATCGCGCCGCTGAACCTGCTGACCGTTGACCCGGCCAATACCAGTCAGATTATCGCGGAACAGATTATTCCCGAGAATGAAGGTGGTTTCTGGATCCGCGAGATTGGTCTCTATGACGATGATGGTATTCTGATTGCCGTGGCGAACTGTCCGGAGACCTACAAGCCACAACTGCAGGAGGGAAGCGGTCGCACGCAGACCATTCGCATGATTCTGATTGTGTCGAGCACATCGGCAATCACCCTGAAAATCGACCCGGCAGTCGTGCTGGCAACGCGCCAGTATGTCGACGACAAGATTATCGAGGTGAAAGGATATGCTGATGACCTGATGAAAAAACATGTTGAGGCCGCCAATCCACACAAGCAGTACCCGTTAATCGCTAATGCTCTGAAAGAAATGGTTGACGCGGGACTGGCCGGCGACGTTCTTAAAAACCTTGGTTTGGGGGAATTGGCTCTGGCTGGCGCAACAACCGGCGCTATGTTGGTGAATGGGTATGTAGCAATTCCATTAATTATTTCTGGCGTTCGGAGACCACTTATTATCCAGTGGGGAGTGGGGCAGTTTGGGGGAAGTCTGGGGGATGATGCGGGATATTTAAACAATTTCCCTTTCGCTTTTCCGTCGGCGTGCTACGTGATGGTTGCCAGCCACGTGGGGCATACACCTTCGGGTGCCGGAATACTATCTGCTTCCGCAATCACAAAAAGCGGCTTTCGTGGTTTTTCCAGCGTAGCGACTGCCGCAAATCCTGTATCGGGCTGTTATGTTGCTATAGGAGGGTGATGTGTTTTTTAGTCCATCTTTAAATATTTTTGTGAATCCTGCGCTTAAGGATGACTACATCAATGTAAATTCATGGCCAGATGATGCTGTTGAAGTTGATGAGCAGGTGTATATTGAGTTTTCCGGATTACCGCCGAAAGGAAAAATCCGTATCGCTGGGGAAAATGGTTTTCCTGCATGGTCTGAAATTCCACCACCAACGCATGAGGAACAGATTGCCGCAGCCGAATTGAAAAAACAGCAATTGATTAATCAGTCCAACGAATATATGAATACCAAGCAATGGCCTGGTAAAGCGGCTATTGGTCGTCTGAAAGGTGAGGAACTGGCGCAATATAATTTGTGGCTGGATTATCTGGACGCACTGGAACTGGTTGATACCTCCAGTGCTCCAGATATTGAATGGCCTACGCCTCCGGCAGTTCAGGCCAGATGACATCCGGCGCGGTGCTCGTATCTGTTGCCGTCACCGCGTCAATGTAATCAAGCACGGCGTTAAGCCGGGTGGTTTCTGCCTGCGTCAGCTTCCGCCCGGCCTGTAATTTCAGCTGAATCAGACTGATGGAAGCCATTGCAGCATCAATCAGTGACTGGCGCTGTGCTTCTGCCGCTTCTACTGCGGCACCGTGTTGTGCCTCAGTATCTGTCACCCATTTCTCACCATCCCATTTATCGTATGGCGTTAACGGTGAAAGCGTGACATAACCGTCTTTGATGGCACCGATATAACCCACTGTAACAGCTGCGCCATTTTCAGTTGAGTAAACGGTCTCATTGCGATGGTCTTCTTCATGGCTCCATCCCTTACCCGTAAATACTGCCACTTTTCCCGGAATGTTTTCGCCAGGGTCAATACCAGTGGAACAGGCGGGCATACTTACGCCAGTATTAATATATTCATCAGACCAGCCCGTATACTCAGATGTTTCAGCATCATAATAAAAACAACGCATATCGCCCGGCACTGTAGCCAGCCCATTTTCATCAAAAACAGGTTTCATTATTTAGCCCTCACCACAAAGTTAAATGCAATATTTCGCGGTCTGACAGCAACAAAATTCACACCATCACCCACAGAGTTACTGGTGAAATTAAATCGTGAAAATCCTGGCTGATTTCCGGCGATGCCATCATGAAAGTTAATTGCGTGTCCCGCACCTCCGCCTATATTCCCGGCAAACTGAGAAAAGTTTGTAGCTTCCTGCCAGCTTAATAATTCGCGACCACCATCGGCACCTCGCCCGTCATCCCAGATACGAATGAAATCACCGCGGGCTTCAGGTAATACCAGTGAAGGAAACACTTTCGCCAGCACAGGGTAATCAGAGGCAGAAAATTTCGCCCCGTTGAACTTCAAAAACACCATACTGGACCAGCTGTCGATTACAGTATTTGGCATTGCAGCGGACGGCCAGAAGAACGGAACGCCAATAGCTGGAGCACCTTCTCCCAAACCAACCTTTTAGAAAACGCAGATATTCCGTTCAGCTGGCATGATCCCGACTTTTTACCGGGTTATTTCTCATGTTTATCGGTTATGTACGTGTATCAACAAATGACCAGAACACCGCATTACAGCGAAATGAACTGGAGTGCGCAGGATGTGAGCTGATTTTCGAAGATAAAATCAGCGGCAAAACATCAGACTGGCCGGGCTAAAGAGGTTACTCAGAACCTTGTCAGAGGGCGATACGCTTGTGGTCTGGAAACTGGATCGCCTCGGGTATCTCAACGCTATACAAAAAATTTCCCGCATCCGTTGCTGATGTCTCAATGTGTCAGACATCGCCCAACACTGACAAATAGCCCCTCAACAGACCAGCCAGGACAATAACACTTGCCCACTAACCACGGAGTTAACCGGATGAGTGATTTTCACCACGGCGTGCAGGTGCTTGAGATTAACGACGGCACCCGCGTCATTTCCACTGTTGCAACCGCAATCGTCGGCATGGTCTGTACAGCCAGCGATGCGGATGCGGCAACCTTTCCCCTCAACGAGCCGGTACTGATTACCAATGTGCAAAGCGCCATTGCGAAAGCCGGTAAAAAAGGCACGCTGGCCGCGTCCCTGCAGGCCATCGCCGACCAGTCAAAACCTGTCACAGTTGTCGTGCGTGTTGCCGAAGGTACCGGAGAAGACGCCGAAGCGCAGACCATTTCCAATATCATCGGCGGCACGGATGAGAACGGTAAATATACCGGCATCAAGGCGCTGTTGACTGCCGAAGCAGTCACCGGCGTTAAGCCGCGCATTCTCGGCGTGCCGGGTCTCGATACCAAAGAGGTCGCAGTCGCACTTGCTTCGGTCTGTATCAGCCTGCGCGCCTTTGGCTATATCAGCGCATGGGGTTGTAAAACCATTTCCGAGGCGATGGCCTATCGCGAGAATTTCAGCCAGCGCGAGCTGATGGTCATCTGGCCTGATTTCCTTGCATGGGATACCACCACAAACGCCACCGCACCGGCATACGCAACTGCACGCGCACTCGGCCTGCGTGCCTATATCGACCAGACCGTCGGCTGGCACAAAACCCTGTCTAACGTCGGCGTGCAGGGTGTTACCGGCATCAGTGCGTCAGTGTTTTGGGATTTGCAGGCATCCGGCACCGATGCTGATCTGCTCAACGAGGCCGGGGTCACGACACTGGTGCGTAAGGATGGCTTCCGCTTTTGGGGTAACCGCACCTGCTCTGATGACCCGCTTTTCCTGTTTGAGAACTACACCCGCACCGCGCAGGTGCTGGCCGACACGATGGCCGAGGCGCACATGTGGGCGGTCGATAAGCCCATCACCGCATCACTTATCCGTGACATTGTCGACGGCATTAACGCCAAATTCCGCGAGCTGAAATCAAACGGCTACATCGTGGACGGTGAATGCTGGTTCGACGAGGAATCGAACGATAAGGAAACCCTCAAGGCCGGGAAACTGTATATCGACTACGACTATACACCGGTTCCACCACTGGAAAGCCTGACCCTGCGCCAGCGTATCACCGATAAATATCTGGTGAATCTGGCCGAATCGGTCAACAGCTAAGGAGCCTGAAACAACATGGCACTACCCCGCAAACTTAAATATCTGAACATGTTCAATGACGGCCTTAGCTACATGGGCGTTGTTGAATCCGTGACGCTGCCGAAGCTGACCCGCAAGCTCGAAAACTATCGCGGCGGCGGCATGAATGGCGCGGCGGCGATTGACCTTGGTCTCGACGATGATGCGCTCACCGTCGAATGGTCTGTCGGTGGCCTGCCTGATGTGGCGCTGTGGGCGCAGTACGCCGCGCCGGGTGCTGACGCTGTGCCGTTGCGTTTTGCTGGCTCTTACCAACGTGACGACACTGGCGAAATCGTGGCGGTCGAGGTGGTCATGCGTGGCCGTCATAAAGAAATCGACGGCGGCGAGAATAAGCAGGGTGAAAACACCTCGACCAAACTGTCGACCGTATGCACCTATTACCGCCTCACGATTGATGGTAGCGACGTCATCGAAATCGATACCGTCAACATGGTTGAGAAGGTGAACGGCGTCGACCGTCTGGAACAGCACCGCCGCGCAATCGGGCTGTAATTCCCTGACCGGTCAGCACTGCTGGCCTGTTATTAATCCCCATTCAGAGCAGAGAAAAACATCATGGCAAAAGCACCACGTAAAACCGCTGAATTTGTTGATATGGCTGGCAATGAAACTGACACCGTAAACCCGAACGTCGTGACCCTCGACAAGCCGATTAAGCGCGCCGGTCAGACGATTGATAAAGTCACACTGATTGAGCCGAACGCCGGTACCCTGCGCGGTGTCAGTCTGGCAGCGGTGGCGCAGTCCGAAGTCGATGCGCTGATTAAGGTATTGCCACGCATGACCTACCCCGCGCTTACGGCGCAGGAGCTTACCGCAATGAACCTGCCCGATATGCTGTCGCTGGCCGCTAAGGTGATTGGTTTTTTGTCACCGGCTTCGGCGGAGTAGATTTCCCGCCCGACCTGTCGACCGATGACCTGATGGCGGATATCGCGGTGATATTCCACTGGCCGCTATCAGAGCTCTATTCCCTGAGCCTGACCGAGCTCATCACATGGCGCGAAAAGGCGCTGCAGCGTAGCGGACACCACAATGAGTAATAACCTGAGACTTGAGGTTTTGCTGAAAGCGGTCGACCAGGCGACCCGACCGCTTAAATCCATCCAGACCGCGAGTAAAACCCTGTCGGGCGATATTCGCGACACACAAAAAGGGCTGCGTGACCTGAACGGGCAGGCCGCGAAAATCGACGGCTTTCGCAAAACCAGCGCTCAACTGGCCGTAACCGGCCAGTCGCTGGAGAAGGCAAAGCGCGAGGCTGAAGCGCTTGCCACGCAATTCAAAAATACTGAGCGCCCGACGCGAGCGCAGGCACAGGTGCTCGAATCCGCAAAACGTGCCGCCGAGGGGCTGCAGGTTAAATACAACAGCCTCACCGAGTCGGTTAAACGCCAACAACGCGAGCTGGGTGCCGCCGGTATCAATACCCGCAATCTGGCAAACGATGAGCGGGGGCTTAAAACACGCATCAGCGAGACGACGGCGCAGCTCAACCGGCAGCGTGAAGCATTGGCGAAGGTCAGCGCACAGCAGGCGCACCTAAACCGAGTGAAAGAGCGATATAAATCGGGTAAGGAGCTTGCCGGTAACATGGCCGCTGCAGGTGCTGCCGGGGTCGGTATTGCGACAGCGGGAACGATGGCCGGGGTTAAATTGCTGATGCCCGGTTATGACTTTGCGCAAAAAAACTCCGAGCTGCAGGCCGTGCTTGGGGTCGATAAGCAGTCTCCAGAAATGCAGGCTCTACGCAAACAGGCGCGTCAGCTCGGCGATAACTCAGCGGCCTCAGCAGATGATGCCGCCGCCGCGCAGATTATCGTAGCCAAATCTGGCGCAGATAAAGACGGCATAGTGGCGCAAACACCGGCCATTCTGAATATGTCGCTGGCAAATAAAAAAACTATGGAGGAAAACGCCGCTTTGCTTATTGGCACCAAATCGGCATTCGGGCTCGCAGATGACAAGGCATCGCATATAGCAGATGTCATATCGATGGCGATAAATAAAACACAGGCATCATTTGAGGGATTAAACGACTCACTTACATATGTTGGTCCAGTTGCCAAAGATGCCGGTGTCAGCCTAGAAGAAACCGCCGCGATGCTGGGTGCGTTACACGATGCAAAAATCATAGGTTCGATGGCAGGAACCGGTAGCCGAGCTGTTTTAAGTCGACTGCAGGCTCCAACTGGCAAAGCCTATGATGCCATTAAAGAGCTTGGCGTTAAGACGATGGATAAAAAAGGCAATACACGGCCAATCTTTACCATCCTGAAAGAAATACAAACCAGCTTTAAGCGCAACAACCTCGGTACAGGTCAAAAAGCCGAGTATATGAAAACGATATTCGGCGAGGAAGCCAGTTCCGCTGCAAGTGTGTTAATGGCCGCAGCGGCCAGTGGAAAACTGGATGAACTGACCAAGATAATTAAGGATTCTGACGGTAAAACCGAGGAATTGGTTAAGGTCATGCAGGATAACTTAGGTGGCGACTTCAAAGAGTTTCAATCCGCTTATGAGGCCGTCGGTACCGACCTCTACGACCAGCAAGATAGCTCATTGCGTCAGCTAACTCAGACAGCAACACGGTATGTGCTAAAGCTTGATGACTGGATCAAAGACAACAAGGAGTTAGCGGAAACTATCGGCATCATCGCCGGTGGTGCGCTGGCGCTGATTGGTATCATCGGCGGCATTGGTCTCGTTGCGTGGCCGGTTGTCATGGGGATTAATGCCATTATCGCCGCTGCTGGCGTGCTGGGTACGGTCTTTACTGTCGTCGGTAGTGCCATTGCGACAGCGCTCGGTGCGATTACCTGGCCGATAGTGGCCGTCGGTGCGGCGATTGTGGCGGGGGCGCTACTCATCCGTAAATATTGGGAGCCCATCAGCGCATTTTTCTCGGGAGTGATTGAGGGCATCATGAGTGCCTTTGCCCCAGTCGGGGAAATGTTCGCTCCACTGGCTCCCATTTTTGATGGTCTCGGCGAGAAACTGCGCGGCGTCTGGCAGTGGTTTAAAGACCTGATAGCACCGGTTAAGGCCACGCAGGAAACGCTTGATAGCTGCAAAAATGTCGGCGTCATATTTGGTCAGGCACTGGCCTCTGCCTTGATGGCTCCGCTCAATGTTTTTAACAAGCTGCGCAGCGGTGTCGACTGGCTTCTCGAAAAGCTCGGCATCATCAACAAAGAGTCGGACAGCCTCGACCAGACCGCCGCCAAAACCAATGCCGCCACACAGGGTAATTCCTACATCCCGGCAACCAGCACATATGGCGGCTATCAGGCTTATCAGCCAGTTACCGCACCGGCGGGGCGCTCTTACATTGACCAGAGCAAAAGCGAATACAACATCAATCTGCCGGGAGGTGTTGCGCCGGGGCATCAGCTTGACAGACAACTACGCGACACGCTCGAACAGATTGAGCGCGATAAACGCGCCCGCCAGCGTGCCAACATGACCCACGACTATTGAGGGGGATTAAACGATGATGCTTGCTCTCGGAATGTTTGTGTTTGAACTTCGCACCCTGCCTTACCAGTCGATGCAGCATTCGAAAGATTATCGCTGGGTGTCCAATGACCGGGTGGGTAAACCACCTGCCTATCAGTTTCTTGGCGAGGGGGAAACCTCTATACAGCTTGCTGGTACGCTATACCCCGCTATCACTGGCGGTTGGATCTCACTTAAGGCTGTAGAGGTGATGGCCAATGAAGGCAGAGCGTGGCCGTTGATAGAGGGAACCGGAAATATCCTCGGGATGTATATCGTCGATAAAGTATCGACTACACGCACCGAGTTTTTCAGTGATGGTGCGGCCAGAAAGATTGATTTCACGCTTTCGCTAAAACGGGTTGATGAATCGCTGACAGAGATGTTTGGTGACCTGAATAAACAGGCCAGTGAGCTTCTCGGCTCTGCCGGTAATTTGACAGATAAACTGCAGGGTATGCCCGGAGGTTTCACTGCATGATAACGGGGATGGCAATTGACGCCGGTGCCAGCCTTGCACCGGCTTTTATGCTGACGCTGAACAGTCAGGACATTACCAGCAACTTCAGCGACCGGCTGATTTCTCTCACCATGACGGACAATAGGGGCTTTGAAGCTGACCAGCTCGACATTGAGCTCGATGACACCGATGGGAAAGTCGAGTTACCCCTGCGCGGGGCAGTGCTGACGTTGTGGCTTGGCTGGCAGGGTTCGGCGCTGCTGAATAAGGGGGATTTTACGGTCGATGAGATTGAGCACCGGGGGGCTCCTGATACCCTGACCATCCGGGCGCGCAGCGCGGACTTTCGCGGCACGCTAAATTCCAGGCGTGAAGAGTCATGGCACGACACCACCATCGGCGAACTGGTCAGTACCATCGCAAAGCGCAACAAACTGACGGCCAGCATTGCGGAATCGCTGAAAAAAATCCCGGTACCGCATATCGACCAGTCGCAGGAATCCGACGCGGTATTTTTGAGTCGACTGGCTGACCGCAACGGGGCAACGGTATCGGTGAAGGCAGGGAAACTGTTGTTTCTGAAAGCCGGTAGTGCGATGACGGCCAGCGGCAAACCCGTCCCGCAAATGACGCTGACCCGCAGTGATGGTGACCGTCATCAGTTTGCCATTGCCGACCGTGGGGCTTATACCGGCGTCACTGCTAAATGGTTGCACACCAAAGACCCGAAGCCACAAAAGCAGAAAGTAACGCTGAAACGCAAGCCAAAAGAGAAGCACCTGCGCGCACTGGAACACCCAAAAGCAAAGCCGGTCAGCAAAAAGACAAAGGTCAAAAAAGAACAGGAAGCACGTGAGGGTGAGTACATGGCCGGTGAAGCCGATAACGTGCTGGCGCTGACGACGGTCTATGCCTCAAAGGCACAGGCGATGCGCGCCGCTCAGGCTAAGTGGGATAAACTGCAGCGAGGCGTTGCGGAGTTTTCAATCACACTGGCGCTAGGGCGAGCGGATTTATTTCCTGAGACGCCTGTACGCGTGTCAGGCTTTAAGCGCGTCATAGACGAGCAGGCATGGTTAATCAGCAAGGTGACCCACAACCTCAATAATAACGGTTTCACGACGGGCTTAGAGCTTGAGGTTAAACTCTCCGATGTGGAGTACAGCTCAGAAGAAAATGGGGAGTGA